TTTTCAATACATCCAGAGGATCAGTACCAGCATCTTTGATACCACCAGATTTTAATCCTTTTGGAATACCATAATCATTTCTATTTGATTTTACATAAACATCCCTTTCAACAAGAGGTTCATTCTTAATTATATCAATAGACTCTATTTCTGTTGGATGAAACTCATTTCTCCAATCAGAAGTATTATATGATTCTTTTCTCATATCACCTGGTTTATTATTAGGAATACCCAGTCTCGAACCACTTCTTGTATTTCCACCTATTTTTGTATTTCTACCTTTTTCAAGAGCATCATCAACTTTTGGTTTCAAAAACGTCTTTGCTAGATATGGAACTGCTAAAGCAGCAGCACCAGCTGCGAGTTTCAAAGCACCTTCATCAACATTTACTTCAGATCTCCAATCATGAAGAGATTCTTGCTTTACTCTAATATTGTCCATTGAACAAGTTATTTGGCGTTATTATTATTTAGAACTCCGTCTTTTAGCATTTTTGATAATTCACTAGTTGAACCAACAAATAAAGCATTGTTCGTAACATTACTAGGTGCTTTTACAGCATCCTCATCTAAATCTTTAACTTTCTTCTGTAAATCTGCTAACTTATCTGTAGTATCACCAACCGATTTAATAATTTGTCCAGCAACTTCATATGCTCTTGGACTAGCACTTTCACCAGCAAGTTCTAAAATACCATTAAGTGCTTCTTGCCCTTTCTCTATTAATGAATATAACTGTGCTCTTGTATACTTATAATCTTTATCAATATCATCTGTAATATCAGTGGTTGCTTCCTTTCTTCGGACACAACCATTTTCAGTAACATTCTGAACTTCTATTTCAGTGTTAAAGGTTTCATTCAAATCGTCATAATTATCTTTCATGATTAAATGTCTATTTTACGAGTAGGGCTATAATCTTTAGCGTCATTACCATAGAAAGTCGAAGTTTCGGTAAATCCAAAATCATCACCTGGTGGAATCAATGGATCATCATATTGATCTATTTGCCCATCCTCATTATAATCTTTCTTAGCAGTTGATTCTACTCTATATCTCTGAATACGTTTTGCTGTTCTTGGATCACTATCACTATAGTAATCAACCTGAACCTTACGAATAAGTCCATCTGTACTATCAGCAATAGGACCAAACATATAAGTTTTAGCAGTAAAATCTAATGTATAAATTAATGCTCTTCTTGTATCAAAATCTCCTTCATAATCATCAGTAAATGATATATTATTTAAAACTAAAGGAACATCTCTTTTTTCTCCTATTTGATCTACTAAATCAATAGTTAAAGTAAATGCTGGTTGAAAGAATGGTAATATCTGCTCAAGTATTTGTAGAGAATCGTCTTGTAATTTTGTAAGAATATTTAACTGAAATCCTACATTATATGGAACTGGCATAAAAACTTTTTTAAATTTATCCCCATCCATTGCTTTAAATGTTTGGGTAATACCAGATTTTCTAGTAGGATCATATGTAACCGAATTCATCTCAAAAGATATTCTCGGTAATGTAATCTGAGTTGCTTTATTTAATTCTGCTTGTTGCTGTATCCTTGCCAAGAATTTTTGTCTTGGACCATAAGAAACAGGAACCTTAATATCGTTTAAATCTTTACCAGTATTATCCTGATGTCTAACATGAATATCATTAAATACTGTTCCGAATGATATAACAGTCTTTCTTATTATTTCGTGATAAAAATAGGTTCCTAACATTATACTTGTCCAAATGGGTTGGATTGAGTCCAATCTAATATTTGATCTGCTTCAAATTCAAATTCACTAGCATCGTTATATTTATCATTAACATCTTCAGGGTCAAATATTGAAACCGCATAAGTAGCACCTGATTCCTGACCAACTACATCTTCTCCTGGATAGAATCCAGCAGCAGTAGATCCAATTCCAACATTACCTATTTGAAGTAATCTGGTATCTTCATCCCAAGATTTAACTCTTGCCTCAGTCTGAGATCTAGCACCAATAACAATTTCATTAAATATGTAAGTTCCAACACCTGCCATAGATGCTGGTGGGGTAATAGTTACATCTGGAGTAGCACTATATCCTCTACCTGGATTTTGAAGATATATTGCCTTAACAACACTATCCTGTCCAGCAATTCCTATAGATGCTATTCCAACAGCAGTTGTTCCAGCTCCAGGAGCAGCAATAGTAACAGTAGGTTCTGTTCCATACCCAACTCCACCATCAATCAAATTAACTCTGATAACCCCTGTATATACAGATTCTATAGAACAAGTTGCAGCAGCACCTGCTCCTCCACCACCAGAAATTGTTATTACTGGAGGAGTTACATAACCAGATCCAGCGTTAATCATCAATATCTTCTCAATGGAAGTTATATTTGCTCTTGTAGTTAAAATACCAACAGCTCTAGCAGGATCATCAGCAGGAGAATTTTCAAATGTTATTGTTGGAGGTGATGTAAATCCATATCCATCATTATTCAAGAATATTTCACTAACATAACCAACACCCATTGATGCCGTTGCTGTAGCAGTTCTTCCTAACCCAACTAATCTAATTGTACTAATATATCCTTCATCCTGAACTTGTGTATCAATTTCCTCAATTGAAGTAGAAATAACTTCATCCTCATATTCAAATAGTTCACATTTGAGTTGATAAACGTAATTCTTACCTAACTGATAGAATGGATCTTCATGCTCTACAAACTTTACTTCAAATAATCTTTGACCTAATGGAAAATATACTAAATCTCCTTCCTTTGGTCTATTAGTTAAGGGAACTATACTATCATCTGTTCCATCATCTAATCCAGACATGAATGGAGCAATAAAATCTTCATACCTTTCTTTTGAAATAGTAAGAACTACCTCATCCCTAAGACTCATTCCAAATTTAGTTAATACATCACCAGCACCAGAATAACCCTCATAGGTATTCACATATGCTTCTATAGCAAAATTATCATCAAATTTAGAAGATTCTACTTCATTCCAAACATCATCAGTTCCTATAAATTTTCTTGGAATATAAGTTATCTCAACACCGAACATCTTTAAATGTTCATTTATTAAGTCTTGAGTTAATCTTTGCTCAGACTGAGCACCTTGTAAAAAATATGGATTTAATGCCATTATCCTATAAAGTCATAAGGTGGCAATTCATATTCGGTAGTCATTCTTGATCTTAATGAATCTAATTCGGATTCTGCTGCCTGAAGAATTTCTCCTCCATTCATTTCTATACCACCTGGTAATTTAACACCCTTAAATTTACTTAAATTTTGTCCCCATTGTCTCTTTATGAGAGCAGTGAGATACTGTTTTAAGAATACATCATTATAAACTTGTGTGAATGAATTTGGATCTAATGCCCTATAACAATCTAAAATTAACCAATCATCAGCAGATTCATATCCCCAATCAATATCCAAATATAACCTATCTTGCCTCTTATTAAATCTTACTTGCTTATCGGTAGTAAGTAGAAAATCAATATCCTCAAGATATGATTTTGTCATTGCATACTGAAGTAATTCTACTGAATTGAAGTGATAAAGATCATTTAAGAATAACTGATACTTTATACTAAACATTCCACCAGATATGGAACTACTATCAAATTTAAATATCTTTTCTATACCTACTACAGAATCTGGAACTTGTATAAAATTAGAAGTTTCATACCAATTAGCAGTTGTAGTTCCATAACCTGCTATATTTGTAGAAGTAGCAGTTGTAGTTACAATACCAACTCCATCAGTATTTTTTGCTTGACCACGATCAATATCTGCTTGAGTAAGTTTATACTTGAGATACATTCTCTCAACACCGTCAAAATGACGCTCATTGAAGAACTGTATAGCATCATCAACTAAATCATCTATTTGATCATCATCAACATTAATCTCTAATACAGGAGCACCCAGCTTCCTTAAACAGTAATCTATTAATCCTTGTCTAGTTGCTGGTTTAGCCATTTCGTTTTGCTGCTAAATTATTCCTTACTGGAGTTACTATTTCTGCTTCTTCATTACCTTGAAGTTCAGCAAGTTGTTGTAGTAAAGCATTATTTTGTTCTTCAAAATCTTGCTTTAATGTTTGAAGTTTTGCTTCCAAAAGAACGTTTTGATTTGAAAGTTGAGAGAGCCTTTGATTATATAAACTCACAAGGACGTTAATATCGACCTCACTATTGGGATTCTCTTGCATAATTTTATCAGAAAGTACCTCCATCTAATGTGGAAGTCCATGTAGGTTTGTTACTATATATCACGCTAACTGATGTGGGTGTTACTGATAAGTTTTCAATTGTTCCATTATTACCTTCTTTTCTAAGATTATTTGTTGTGTCAAACACACCTTCAACACCAACCACAGATATACTGTTTAAATTACCACCAGATTCAACAACACCATAAGCATTACTGTTATCTTGTCTAACAATATCACCAGTATCAAGAGTAACACTATTGTTTATATTAAGTGTATTTTTAGTAATAGCAGTTAATACTTGTTTTGATGTTAATGTTGGAGTAGCAGCCGCATTAGTAGAGGTCTGTAATCCATTCTCATCAAAGTAAACAACACCATGAGTATTGAAATCACCAGTCTGATAATAGATACCCTTAATATCGAGATTTCCTCTTGTTCCTGTTGCTATGCTATTAGCAAGGTTGGAATCGGGAATATATGTCCAAGATCTTATTGGAGCAGAACTATTTGGACTAGTTTGATCAATATATCCAAAGAATCCAGTCTTGTTATTTGAAGTTCCA